AAGTCTTTGTTTATAGTGAGAGCAGTATCGTTTAATTTAACAATTATATCATTATTGTGAGGTGATGCACTTGTTGTAAAAAATTTATCTGCTGAATTAACTTTGTCAATTATAATGACATCTTCTACATACTGTTTTGAATATAAGGAATTATCGTCTTCATAATATTTAAAATTACTAATATTAAAACTACCTGCAGAAATATTTGCATTTGCTATAAAATATTGCCCTTCGTATTTTACAACTTCGTTTGTAAAATATGTTTCTACATTACTAAAGTCTCTGTATTGATGTGGATAACTTATTGGATGCCAATTGTTCTTAAATCTTGTGTTGTCATTGCCTTTATAATCTTGTTGTAAATCTTTGTAAAACAAATATCCAGGTATTGTAGATGTATTTGCTAATAAATTTGCTTTGTAATTTACTGTATGATTACCCAGATGATTAAAAAATGTTGGCTCACTGTTGAATTTGCTTGTTTGGTAAACAACATTAGCACCTAAAACTGCATCATATGATGTTTGTTTAGTACTTGTTTTATCAGTGTTGTATGTAAATACAGGACAGCCTTTGAAATCACTGTGCGGATATTTTGCAGGGTCATCTACTTTTGTACCTGCAGAGTCATATAAATTAAATAACGGCTCTTGATTAATTTGAATTTTTTGTTGTGCTTGTTTCCATGATGTGCCTGTCCAATAGTAATCTAAACCTATATTAGTTCCTGTGATGCTATACACCTGTCCATTAGTAACAACTAAATTACTTAAAGATGTATCTTCAACAAATTGAATTGTACCGCTGTTGTCTTGTATTCTATAAATTTTTTCTGCTATTGCTGTATCGTCTTGTGGAAAAATAATACTGGCATTTGCAGTACCCGATGCACTATTAATTGGGAATCCTAATGCCAATCCTTCTAGATCTTCTTTTTTCTTATCTGCTATTATGTCCACTTTAGATATAAATGAGTTGCCCCAATTATATAATTCTATATCTCTATCAAATTCTAAAATAGGTCGTGTTGCTCTTTGAGCCGATTCTGGTAAAGCAAATCCCGTTACATTATCTTTAAGTGGTTGCCGTAACTCGTTTACATGCCACCAGTAATTTAATCTACTCCATGGATTCTTATTTTTAGCACCTTTTTCCATAACCATGTAATCAGGTTGATTTTGTGTTGATTCTGATCCCCATGGTGTTGCGCCCCAACCGTAAACTGTATCAATGTTCCATTGTAGTTGCGGTTGTATATATGTTTGATGATAATCGTCTAATGCAAAATTTCTAGTCCCTTGCACACTATCAGGCAATAAATAGTTGCCTAATGATTCGACATCTAAGTAAACAACGTTTCCTGTTCTCTGGGCATTGTTACCTAAATAATATACATTGGCCGCTACTGCATCGCCTACTTTGAGTGCAAGATTACCAATGTACAGTCTAGTATTATTATGCACTGATGCACTTGCGGCTCCTGATGCCTCACTATCTGCTAAGTTTCTATAGTACTCTTTGAAATCACCACCTGGTGTAACAACAAAATCTTCTGGTAAAGTTGTTTCTAAATTATAATACGAACTGGAATTTGCCTGAGTATATGTTATTGAAATTGATTGTTCTAAAGGAAAATCACTAAATTCTGCATAAGCAGATGTGGAATCGCCTGGCAAAATAAATTGTATTCCTTTTCCTACGCCTGTAACAATATAAGCAGTATCTTTAGTTAGCACACTGGTATTTGAAATATGGTCGCCTGTGAATTTTACTACCATGTCATTTCTAAGTTCTTGACCTGCTGGCGATGTATATGACTTTAGACCTTGTATGTTATCTATGTTAATTTGTACGTTTGCATTACCATTAATTTCAGTAACTTCTGGACCTGTTGGGTACCAATAGTAATCTTGATAGTTAATTAATTTGTCTATGTTTATAGGCGGTGCAAATGCATATTGATTTGTTTTAAATAATCTGTCGTGGTTATCGATTAAGCCACCTTTGCTTCTTATGTCATACAAAAAGTCCTCATAGAAAACATAATTTACAGGTTTACCCGAATCTGGATTTATAGTAGTCACTACAGGATCAAAACTGTAGTATTCTCTATTAGGTGCTGGTTGCTCTACAAAGGATGTATTGCTACTACCTATTTCTCTTGGTGTCCCTATAAAGCCTTGTATATTTTCTATATTTGCTTTTGAAAATAATTGCTCAACTGTGCTTTCAAAGAAATTTTTATTAACACTAGTTTGGTGCTGTATAGGTAATAGATCAAAAAATTTGTTTGTCATTAGTATCCACTTCCACTTGAACCACTGCTACTGCTACTGCTACTGCTACTGTTTGTTGTAGATGATTTATTAATTACGTTGCCTTTCAATTGTTTTAAATTTGCTGAAGATAGACTTTTAACTACTTCTACATTATCCACTGTTGCTGTAGAAAAGAATAATTCATCTGATGCCGCTCTAACTTGATATAAATCTCCAAATATAGATTCGGACTTACTAGGCACAATTACTACTGATGCTATTGCTTTACCTAGTTCCTGATGAATGTACGCACTTAATTCTGAGAAATAAAATGTTTCACCAAAGTCCCAGTTTTCTACATTAAAATAAGTGTCAATTAATTCTAACACCGCACTTCTAACTTCTGCATCTGTAGTTGTACTTCCTGGTAGTTTTACAACTTTAATTTTTGCTTGTAATTCTGGTTCTGCGTCATTGCCAAATAATAATTTAAATTTACCACTGCTGTAAACTAATTGATCACTAACACTCTTAAATTCATCTAAGCCTGCAAAATCTTGTGCAAGTTGTTCTGAAGTTGGTGCACTAGGCAATATACTAGTACCGCCATTTTTATAACTTAGCATTGCTTGATAATACGATTTAGTAAGCATAAACATTTCAACAACATTGCTGATACTAGGATCTATTCTAACATCACTTGGAGCAATGTGTTGCCATTCAAATGAACATTTTCTTGGATTTGCCTGTAATGTGTTTTGCTCAAAACTTCTACCTACTTTTACATTGTACTGGTTGTTTTCTGTTAGTACAATCATTTTAGGTGTTGTTAAGTCATTGATTAATTCATATACTTTAGGTAAAAGCGATCTTGGAAAAACTAATTTGTGATTAAGTTTACCTAAATTATTTTTTAGATATTTTTCTGCTACACTTAAATCTTTTACAATAATCAAATCAAAATCTGTAAATGGTGTTTTGTTATCTGGGTCACTACCTGGAGCAACTGTGTCTAATACATAATCAACTGATATTTCTGTTTCAGTTGCAAAATTTAATATTTTGAATTTTGCTGGTCTTTCGTATGTATAGCCATCTAAGTCAGTGTATTGCTCAAAGAAAACAAAGTCTGTGCTACCTACAAACTTGTCAAATAAGTCTGGATCATCTGGAAAACCATCATAGTCGCTGTCGACAGGTTTAACAACAACTTTTGCCGGATCGGCAAAGCCGTCACCATATCTGTATGAATCCACAATTTCAAATTGCAGTGGTTTGTCTAATGACTCTTTGACGTTTTTATAAACTACCTGCAATTTATCTGCATGTTTAAATCCGTTCCATCTGCTACTTAAACTGTCAAAGTCTGAAATTTTTAAACTTGTGTTTGACGTCAAATCAATAAATCCTTCTGATGCGGAATCTCCTACCTCAAATGTAGTTGTGGTTGCATTACCTGTATAAGTTTTATAACTACTTGAACCTGTGTCGTAATTAACATAAGCAATATTACCGTTTGCTCCACCAATAATAGATGTACCAAATTTACTTAATGGTATAGTAATACCACTCGGCAATGCTGATAATTTTGCACTATTTAATTTTACCACTGCTTTACCAGTTGTTGCTGATATTGGATCTACTGCTATTGTTGTAGATACTGCTGGTGCAAAATCACCTTGGCTATAATCTGCTGTGGGCGACACTGATGCTTCACCGTTGACCAGTAAACCAAAATTACTAATAAATCTTATTTCTAAATCTTTTGCTTTTGTGTCTCTGCTTCTTAAAATTATTTCTGGACTGTTTCCTACATTTGGAGTATATGTTGCATTTGTAGATTCTAATTGCCAACTATCACCTATATCATCTAAATTTGTATCAACCCAGTTATATGTTTCTACCAGTTCTGGTTTGAAGTTTGCTGTGGTTAATGCGATAGTATCCTTTAATACCCTTCCTGTTTTACTGTCAAATGTTTTTTCATCACTGGAAAAATAAAATTTTATATCTTTGAGACTTTCAAATATAATTCTGGTACCTCTTGTAGTTACTGTGTAATTTGAAATATTTGTTGTACTGTTAGTACTATTGTATTCAAATTTCATTAACCAACTAGCACCGCTGGTAAGATCCGGATTAAAGTCTGCATTTTTCTGTAAATTACTATTGTCTATAACATACCAGTGTGTAATATTACTTCCACCTGGTCTAAAATTATATCCTATACCAAAATCCTCTTTAGCCTTTATTCTTGTATCAAATGCGTTGCCTATATCTGTTTCTAGACTATTAGAATTTAATGTAGGTATAATTTCTGTGGCTCTCCATGCATTTGGAATTTCTTTGTTTAATTTTACGACGCCTTCTGTGACACTTAGTAAATTTGTCGGAACGCCATTATTTGTAATACTTGTAATAGTTGCTAATTCTTCTTGTGTTGGATCGTTTGGATTTTTAAATTTTATATAAGAGCCGGCTTGTATAATTCTATTTTCGTTTACACTATTGTTTAATGTAGTTCTTATGCCGCCATCTAATCTAGTAAAATAACCTGTGTTATTTTTATTTTTACTAGGCTGGGTAACCCATGTGATATCTTTATTGTTTGATGTCAAGTCAAATGCTAATGCATCTAAGCCTTTATGTAATTTCCTATAATCATCGTATACAAAGTTTTGTAAATTTACATCTTTAGTAATATTAGCAACATCCTCTTTTAAAATTTGCATTGCTGTTCTACTTGTACCAAATGTCAAATAAGTGTCTTTATTTTCTATGTCTTTGTATAATGCCCCATCGTCTGCAAATGATGTGACACTACTAAATCTTCCTGTTGGGTCTTCGATATCAATATATCTACTATGACCTGCATGGGTTCTATTTGTAGATTTAAGTTTTAATATGTTTACACTTTGACTCAGTGGAAATACATTATAGTCTTGAGCACTGACCATTCTATTTTGTGTATAATATGTTTGTGGTGCTCTTCGTTTAATGCTTTGTAAAGTTTCTGCGGCTGAACCATTTGAAACTGTGCCTTTTAATGACATCCTTAGAGTGAGTCTGTGTAATTCACCTTTTCTGTTATAATAAGGTAATACTAATTCTTTGTTTTGAAAATCTGCTGGTCTAATAGATAAGTTTTCGCCAATGCTGGTTCTGTAATAAATTCTAAAAATTCCAGAAGGTATGTTTGCAAAATTACCGTCTGAGAATCTTATTCTCACACCGTCGTCAAATAAGTTGTCAATTGCATATAAGTTTCTGGATTCTAGACTAGTTGCATTATATAATAAAGTCTGTCCTTGAAGATTGCTGACTTTTTGCCAAGTAAGTTGGTTAACAGCATTATTATCCATTTGATGCACAAATACATCTGTTTCGTTTATGTTAGCAACCGGTATATCTACTGTTCTGTTAGGCAATGCCCTTTCAAAAATATAATCTTCAAAACTTAATACACCCTGCTTAAACATCATAAAAAATCCTGTATAAGGACTTTCTAAACCTCTTTTATCATTTCGATAACAAATTCTCATTTGACTATAAATGTCTGGTTGTGCTTCTTTGAAAACACCGTTTTCTATATGTGTACTAACAAATTCAAAAGGTACACTAACACCATTTACAGTTGCACTGGTTGGGAATATAGGGGTTGAGCCTATTTCATTATTGAACCCATATATCTGTGTAGCAATACCGCCTACTGTTCCTTCAACAATAGGTTTTGTAAAAGGGTTTGTTACAGAAAATGCACTATTTAAAACTGTAATAAATTGATCAAAACTATTTGCATTTGTTGGATCATTCCAGTCTATTCTGATATCTTGTAAACTTTCGCCCGAAGCGTCTAGTAAAGGTTCGTCTGTTTCTATACTATCAATTTTTACTAATCCACTTGCTGGTATATTTCTTTTAGGAGCATAACCTAGCATATCTGCTAAACGTAAAATACTGTCTCTACTTTCTGCGGTAGCAAGGAAGTTTTCCCTGGTATTTAAATCTGCTCTGAATGATAAACTTTGCGAAAGATATGCTAATAATTCTATAATAGCAATAAATTCAGAACTCTCAATGTAGTCATTGAAAGATTCTGGATAATTTTCTCTTATGTAATTAAGCATAGATGTACGCATTGTACTAAAATCATATGCCTTGAAACTTACTTGGGTGAATGCCTGATAGGCTAATTCCCAGTCCTCTGCGGCAAATAGATTTTGATTTCTATTGCTAATTGACATTATGTATCTCCATTAAATTCTCTTTCTAACCTAACCTCTAATACATCTTGACTTTGATCTACATTATATTCTAAATAAAGTTCTACTTGTAAAAAATGATCTGTATTTGTAATTTTTACATCAAGTAATTCTACTCTTGGGTCATTACCAACTATAGTGTTGCATTCTTCTTGTACATCTTGCATTGTTAGATTATCAAACGGCTCCATTAGAACATCGTGTATAATACTACCATATTCTGGTCTCATAACTCTTTCCCCTTTACGAGTCTGAAAATGATTTAATAAATCTTGTTTAACTAAATCTAAATCCGTAAGTGTGTAAGGTGGTTTTTTCTTGTTATCTGTACTGAATCCAATAAATGTTGCCATACAAGTATTTATCAGTAATATTAACGGATGCTTTAATGATGGGGGTTTTTGGGCCTTTTACTGTTTTACTAAAAAATCTACTTTTGAAGTTTTGCCGTTCCGGCTTGTATCACTGCGGCTAAAACATCATCTGGAGCATTTTGCACCCACTTATTAACTTCCTGTTGCTGATTAGAGTCTAAATTATCACCTTTCACATTTGTATTATCGTTAGAGGAAGGCTGTGTCTGTGCATCAGCATAAGCCAAGTTTAAAAATATCGCACTTTTGTTTTCGCCATCAAATTGCACTGGAGCATCTGAGGATGATTGCTTTGCAAGATTTTGCAATGGCGGATTGGCTTTTAAAAAATCAAATGTGCTAGTTTGGTTCTTCAGTCTAGGAGATGTTGCCATCCATTGTTTGAATTGTTCAATATTGAGTGTCTCAGGTGGTTGATCCGGATGATTTTGTACCAACCATTTCTGATATTTTGTAGCAATAACATTTGCGGCTTTCATGCCTTTTGCTTTAACGTCACCGCGAATGTTGGAAATTTTTGCACGATTACTGCCTAATTTACTTCCAATTTTACTGACAACATTTTTTGCACCTTGCTTCATTCGGTCAACTGCACCGAATTCAACTTCGTTTATTACTTCATCAATTCTCATTTAATATCTCCTGCCAGTTATTTATCTCTTTTCTTATATCAATTAAATAATTACAAGTACAACTATTACTAGAGGAAATTATGAAATATGTTTTAGCAGTTGCACTGGCAGACGAACTCGAAGGATTGCAAGGCAACTATAACACAATTATTACAGGTGTTGGTAAGATTAACGCCACACTTAAACTCACTGAGTATTTGACAAATAATCCAGATACAGAACTGGTTATCAATTATGGTACTGCTGGAGGAGTAGACCCTAATATGAAAGGCATGTTGCACATTGGAAAATTTGTACAAGCAGATATGGATTGTAGAGAATTTGGCTTTGACAAATATCAAACACCATTTGAAACAAATACCCAAGAAATTGTGGTTGACCACAAAGGATTTACATGTTATACTCAAGATAAGTTTGCTACAACTAAACCTGATGGTTATTGCAATGTAGTTGACATGGAGGCTTATGCAATCGCTAAAGTGTGTATGCATTTTGGCGTAGACTTTAAATGTTTAAAGTTTATAAGCGATATAATCGGACAAGGAGATCAGACATCCGAATGGCAGGCGAATAAAGCATTAGGTGTCGAGATGTTCGAGTCCACATTAAAGGATTTAATAAAATAAAAATGAACGAATTTGATAAAAACTTTCACATAAACTTTAGTCCACTTTACATTGCCGCAGTTGTGATGTTTTTTCTATTATGGGCAGTAGAGGCTAAAGCAGACGAGATAGAAGAAATTGTTGTAACTGCTCAACAAGAAAAAGTGGTCAAAGCAGACCCAATAACTAGCGGTAGTTTAATAAGTGCTATTATGCCAGCCTTTACTTGGAATCCAGGTGGCTATGGAGGCTTTGTAGGTTTCAATGAAAGAGGTGCTCAAACATCTCACACTTCAGTTTATGTGAATGGTATCCCGGCAAATGATCCAGGGGCAAGTTGGTATGACTTTGGACATGACTTTGCAAGTGGACAAACAGTAAAAGTAATTACTGGTGCAAATGGTGTTATATATGGCTCAGGCAGTATGGCAGGATCAGTACTTATACAGGATACAATAGAAAGAGGTATTACACTTAGAGTAGAAGATGGTATAAACTATGTCAGAGTTGCTCCAATAGATCAGTTAGAGTTTAGTACGGTTAAAGATGGCATGGATAGTGTTCGTAATGACAATGAAGAGGAAGATAATTACGAAAACAAAACTGCTAGGTTTAATGTAGATGCAGGAGACTTTACTATTGTAGGTAAGTTTACTGAATACGAATACGACTATGACAACTGTTATGATTATAATTGGGGTCAAAGCAATGACTGTTTACAAGACGGCCAAAGATATAATATTGCTATTAGAAATGATTATATTACAATAGGTAGAAACTATAATACTGCTGAGTATTTCACAGTAGAAGATCCTACATATTTAAATGAGGGTTATAGAGATTATTTTAGAATAGGCAATCAAGTAGAACTCAGTCAAAGTTTAAATGTTGCATTTGGTATAGATGTAGAAAAACAGTATTACAATACAAGCAGTTGGCAAAATGTGGAAGGATCTGAAACAGTTTTAGTAAGTGATACAAGACCAGGTTCCTTTACAGATGAAAATTTAACATATAATGATGGTACATTATTACCTTTGTGGAACGGTACAATAGAACCTGATCTTGATAATGCATATGAAGTTATACAAGGTAACGGTGTATATACTCTAACACAAATAGATGAAAAGTATTCAGACGAAAATGGAGGTATATACTTTCAAGCCAATGCTAACTTTATACTAAATTATAACTTTGGTATTAGACTGGGCAACGATGATCAGAATGCTCTTAGACTGGGTATTGAAAAAGGCGACTGGTTCTTTAATATAGGAAACAGTTTTAGAAAGCCTAATCTATATGAAAAGTTTGGCGATGGATATGTACAAGGTAATGAAGAACTAGAACCTGAAAAAGGTGTAGGCATTGAATTAGGATATGGTGTGCTAAGTGTGTTTATGTATGATTTTGAAGAATCAATAGAGTATGTTCCAGGATATTATACAGACAATATTACAACATCATTGGAATTAGATGCTGAAGCATCTGTTAATACAGATGGTACATATGGTGGTTGTGTTTTAGATCCTAATTATACAGCATCAGATGGAATGCCATTAGGTTGTGCATATGAAATTGTAGAAGATAATAATCCAGTTTACACTATGGCTACATATTCTAACACAGGAGAGTACACCACAGCAGGTGTTAGATATGCAAATAACTTTGGTCCTGTTTTTATAATGTTAAAATATACTGATACAGACCAAACTAGAGTACCTAAATTTGCTGGTGTATTACAATACAGCGAAGACTTTTTTGATGTAAACTTTAGATTAAAGTACGCATTTAATTTAGATAGAGCACCTGGTCCCTATGATGTATTAGAAGAAGGGCAGGAGTATTTGGAAGATCTAAATAAGTTAAACTTATATGTAACCAAAGTGTTTACAAATGGCTTAACACTTTCTTTTAAAGCAGAAAACATAACAGATGAAATTGTAGAGGTTGTTCCTTTTTATAATACACAAGGTAGAGAAATTTACTTGACATTACATTATAACTGGTAAAAAATATCATATTTTGATTTGTTTGAATTGAATTAGTAGTAAATACAAGTGTATCATTTAACAACATAGGACTAAAATGAAAACTGATAAAATTATTAAGAATATTGTATCTACTTTTAAAGATCTAGAGGAAAAGGCCAGTCACATTAATTCGGCAAGTGGTAAGACTGTAATTCACTCTATGATACAAAGAGATAGGAGAGGCAAGTTTGATAGTTTGGGATTTTATAATTCTAAAACTAAAAGATATGCCTTAGTTTTTATAAGAGATTACATTGCAAGAAATGTAGATGTAATTCCTGAACTGGATGACATGAAAAGAGTTATCACTGTAAAATAATGACCGACCACTTAACAAAAAAATTCACAAACAATACCTTAGAAGAAGATTTAAGAATTATGCTCGTTGAAAAAAACAACGAGTGTAATGCACTTAGAGAAGAAATAAAAATGCTTAAAGTGTCTGTTGCTGAAGAGTCAGATGCAAAGTATAGAGCATTTGTTAAAATTTCTGATTTACAAAGAGAATTAAATTCGACTAAATAGGTTGGCTTCGGCTACACGTCTATTGTATAATAATGTGCTGATTCCATTACCTCTTTTAATAGGTATTTCAGTAAACTCCATAAAGTATGTAGCACAATTATAATTTTCACTATTGAGTGCTTTTATTAATTTGCTAGTTGTAAATTTTTTCATACCTATATCAAATGCTAGAGATATTAATGCAACTGTTTGATTTGTATTAAGCGGTACTTTGACTCTGTCTACTACCACACTAAAAGCACGGGTCAAATCAAGTTTATACAGCCTATCGATAAATTCTGGTTTTGCACCATTTACTAGACTATAAACATAAAAATTATTTATTTGGTCATATACAGCAATTGATTTTACTGCTAATTCATAATCAACTCTACCATTTTTAATAATAGTTGCTCCTTGTAAGTAAGCATGATTATTTCTAATAATTTTTCTTACATCAGGATGATCTAAATCCAGTTTACTATAATCATTGAATGCTATCATTTTGTTTGATATTTCTAGAGAACTCATTTTATGAGATATACCAATGTATGTTTCGTTTTGTATTTCAGTTGGCACAAGATATGTATTAAAATTACCAATTATAAAATCATTTGCATGTATTAAAATTTGAGTCGTATCTACTAAATTAGGCAGAATAAATTTAGGTACTACTGTATTTGTTTTAGAATATACTCCAGTAAGATAATCTGTGCCTTCAAAATGTGATCCTATATAAAAACCACCTGGGTTACAATAACTTAACGGTACATTATCCGATGGATCCAACTGCCCTATATTTAGATCATCTATGTATGCCATTATTTGTTTGTCCTTGAAGGACTTGGTTCTATACCAGGCCATCTTGTAATAATAGTATTAACTTTTTTATCAAATAAAAGCAATGGCGTTAATGGACTTTTGCCTTGTTCTGCTCTTTTAGGATAACCACCTGATAGTATACCTGCTAATTCAAACGATAGTAATGTGTTTGTTGTTTCGGTTGTTTTTATGCCACTCATGTTAGGTGCAACAGGCAAAGGTGGCAAAGTCGGCAATGTTGTTGTTTGAATATCAACTGTGTCGCCAGCATTGATGTATGTTTTTGTTAGACCCATTATATGTGTATGAGTTGTTGAAAATATATCTACATCTCCCATTGACTTGATTTGTAATGTAGGTTCAGAGGGCGGATTATTTACAGAGGCTGGTGCGGCTATTTCTATTTGTGTGCCTGCCATATGTACTTTGTTATCACCAAATAATTGTAAACTACCTGGCATTGTGGTACCAGCGGTTGTAAATAGTCTAGGTCTTGCTTCTATACTTATAGCATTAGAATACATATTAATATCTTTCACACCTTCGATGTTCACACTACCGTTATTTAATACACTCTGATATACTGGATTTAAGTATGCTAATTCTTCTACATCTACAATACCTTTTTGTGTTTCGTTAGGGTCGTTTGGATGTGGATAGTTGTTAGCGGCTTTGATATTAACATTTTGTCCTGCTTCTATATTTACATCCTTGTCCGCTCTGAGGTTCATATCACCTGATGTTCTTACATTGTAACTGCCTGTGCCGTAAATGTCTATGTTACCATCGGCATCTATTTCTATATGCCCTGTACCTGACTTATTAGATATGTATATTAAATTTTCTGCGTCATTGAGTACTATTTGATTTCCGCCACCGGTTCGTATTCTTATAAATGGATTATCGTTACTATCATCCATTACAAATTGATGTCCAGCATGTCTTAGTCCTGGATCTTTAGGATTCTTGGGACCTGGTGTTAATATACCATATACTTCACTTGCGCCTTCCCGCCTAGCACCACTAGTACTTTGCCCTCTTATAAAATCATCTATCAGTCCTTGTGAAAAAATAACACTTTCTAATTCGTGCATTGATCTGTCATCTGCTTTTACTTTGACACTTTTAACAGTACCGCTGTATTCTACATTATGATCCTTGATATTTGCAGACATGTTTGCTTCATTAACAGGTGTCACTCCACCTATGGATTTTCCTGCTGGAATACCTGGTACCATAAAATTTCTATTTGTTTGAAATAAGCACCCTAAGATTATTCCGGAGAGTTGGCCTTCGTATTCATAAAAACCTACTACAACTTGATTACCATTATCAGGTGGTCTCATCCACATTCCATAACTGGTTTGTGCAACGTCAGGTGCATTTTTATCGCCTGTGCCTCTCTCAGGAGTTGCACCAGCAAATGGTGATGTCCATATACAATCAAATAAGGCACTAGTACTTTTGTTTGTGCCTGTTAATTCTGGTATATGCACTAAGAGTATTCCATTTCTAGAAGGATCGTCTGCACTAATTACTGTGCCAAAATACAGCGACAAACCTTTACTTGCATTGGATGTGATTTTTTCTTTTATGCGGTTTGGTATCATATTACTATTTAACCACCGTCACTATTATTAAGTCTATCTATTGATAGGGGATTTACATATCCGGCTGTCGCTAAGTCAGATTCAGTAAAAGTTAAATTGTTTATTGCATTCTCTAACGGATCACCTGAGTCAAGAACCAATTTGCCGTTTTCATCAAACTGTAATTTAGACGCATCTAAAGATGCTGATATTTGCTCCTCTAAGTGTTCCTCTGCCTCTATTTCTTCGGCACTTTTTGGAAATTGTCCTTTATAAATTGTTCTATAACATTGTAGAGTTTGTCTAAACTGTCCACCATTAAAGTTATGAAGTACTTTGTAAGGGAAAAACGTTCCTGAGAAAGAGTTGTCCAT